CCTCTCTGGCTTCTTTTTTGATGGCCTCAGCATCGGCCAGGAAGAATATATCCCACACGTCCTGTGGGGAGAGTTGATACCGGACCGCGATCCGGACTATGTGCTTGCGCTGGAATGGCTGCCGCCCGTTCCAAATCGTCGAGAAATTGGATGCAGTCATACCCAGGGAGACCGCAAGCGCCTTATTTGTATCGCCATGATCATCCATGGCCTGTTTCAATTTTTCTTTGTCAAACATTTTGATTCATTCCTTTCTGAAAGGATTACCGTGGAGCGCTTCGATTAAGCTGTGCGGGGAAGCTGCAGAAAACCCAGGATAAAATTTATACAATCATAGGCGACGCCTTTCTGGCCGGTGGCCGGGTGCAAGGTTTACGAGGACGTCCAGCGGGGCTGCCAGACCTTCAGGC